CGCGATTCGGCATCGACGAATCGGCGTTCTCCAGCGGTGTCGGCGCCGCGAAGGACTGGCTGGACAGCATCCGCAAGGTGTGGTCCGACGGCACAAAGGACTCGAAAGCGGCGATAAATGAGTACATCGACCAGTTCATCGCCGGGTCGGACGAGGTGCGGGACGCGATTACGGCGCGGCAGGCCACGCAGGAGAAGTACGGAGTCAAGAACGATAAAACCGCTGCGGACGACCTGAAAAAACTGAAATCGCATGACAAGGAAGTGGCGGCGCTCCTCAAAAAGCGCCGGAACAAGGCCTTGACGGAGGACGATCAGAAGCGGCTCGAACAGATCGTGCGGGAGCGCGTCGAGATCAAGCTGCGCTACATCACCGGCGAGGGCGGCGGCTACGACAGCATCACCCAGGCGGTGGAAGCCGAGAAGGCGCGGCTTGCCGCTGAGGGGCAAACCCCGGGGAGCGACCTTTACGGTGACGCGCTGTCCGCGGCCGCTACCGGGTACAAAGCCCAGGTGGATTCCATCAACCAATCGTACGACGACCAGTATGCGGACGTTGCCGCGATCACCGATGAAAAGGAAAAACAGGACGCCCTCGACCAACTGAATCTGGAGCACATCGAACAGCTGAAGGTCGCGCGCGAAGCGTACAACAAGGTACTGGGTCAGTACGCCGCCGAGGCGTTCAAGTCCCCGGAAATTCAGCAGGCGCAGGCGGACATGGAAAAGCTGCGCCAGATGATCGCCACCTTTCAGAGCGATGGCCTCGTCACCGGCGATGAGCTGACCCAACTGAAGGCGTTCGCCGATTCCCTGGACGAGGGGAAGCTCGCCAGCTACCTCGCACTCCTGAAGCAGATCGACGAGGGCGGGTTGGGCGGCCTCAATCTGGGCACAGAAGAAGCGCCCATCAAGGCCAGCGACCTGCTGGGCGGATATGACACCGTCGCGGCGTTCCTTCAGGCCAATAGCGGGACGTTTGAGGGCCTGGCCGGCATGTTCGGGGCGGCAGACGCGGAAGCGAATCGCGTGCTGCTGGACATCGGGATCACTCCGGAGGGGCAGGCCGTAAAGGACTGGGTGGACAACCATGAGACCTTCACCCTCACCGAGACGGCCAGCCTCGACTTCACCGGACTCGACCAGGCGACGCTGGACGCTTTCTACGCCGCCAATCCTGACAAAAAGCCGAGCGTCGTCATGGACGTGGGGCTTAAGACCGGCTGGGCGGAGGCGCTCCAGACGGCCTACGCAAACGGCACGCTGCAGGTGTTCGGCGCAAACGGCGCACAGCTGACCGTGACGCCGGAAGTCCTGAAGCGGATCGGGCCCACGGACATCTTCCTAGAGGGCATGACCGATGAGCACGGCAACGCGCTGCTGGGCGTGGTGATCACGCAAAAGCTGGGCACCAAGGAAGCCGTGGATGCTGCGGACAGTCAGCTCAAGCAAGTACCGGAAAACTTTCTCCCCGACTGGCTGAAGTCCAGCACCTCGGACAAGGTGACTTCCATCCAGAGCCTCGTGCAGGGCGTGGAAGACCTGACCGCCGCAGGCGAAACATTAGGCGCCCAGCAGGGTAAATCCGTGTTGCTCGATCAGCTCATGAGTCTGAATGCAGATGACCTGAAGAGCATTTCCGGCTACATCGCCGCGGCGATGACGGCGCTCAGCAGCGGCACGCTCAGCGATACCGACGCTGCGAATGTCCAGGCCCAGCTCGACGCCATGCTGACCGTCGTGAAGACCGCGGACGAGTATTTCGGCGTCGGCAACGACATCTCCGCCGGCATCGCGGGTGGCATGACTACTTATGGCTGGATGGGCGATGCAACCACCGTCGCTTCCTCCATTGAAACCGCGCTGCGTGCCGCTTCGCAGACACACTCGCCTTCCACCATGACGCTGCCGATTGGTGTGGACCTGGCGGCAGGCGTCGCCGTCGGCATGATGGCTTACGGGTTCGGCTCTGCGGCTGGGGTCACGGCGGCGAAGGCTATTTCGGCATTGAGAGCGGGAATGTCCTCCGACGCCACAAGGCCCATTGGTAGAAATGCTATGGTTGGTATGGCCGCCGGTATCCTGAGCGGCCAGAACCTCGTCGTGAACTCCATGCGGATTGTGGCCGAGGCCGCCGTGCGCGCAGCGAAGGCAAAGCTGAAGATTCAGTCGCCTTCAAAGGTATTCCGGGATGAGGTCGGCCGGATGATGGTCCGGGGCATTGGCGAGGGCACCATCCTCGAGAGCAAAGCCCAAGCAAAGATCATTCAAAACGCCGCTCGATACCTGACCGGCGCGGCGCAGGCGGGCGTTGGCGGCACTTCTTCCTATGACAACCGGCGCACCTATCATCAGGACCAGAGCGTGACCGTTCAGGTGGAGAAGCTCTACGTCCGGGATGAAAAGGATGTGCGGAGCCTTGCCATTGAGCTGGCGCAATTCAACAAAACCCAGTATGCGGGGATGGGTGTCCGCTAAACGCATGCGAGGTGATTATAATGGCCGACTGGTTCGCCTGGAACGGCGTGAAGTGTACCGACTACGGAATCCATGTGCTGACCCACCCGGCCATCTCGCGCCCCAAAGAGCGCGTGACCACGCAGACGGTGCCAGGGCGCAGCGGCACGCTGACCATCCTCGAGGGCGACTGCGTGTACGATGAGTTCATCGCCGCCTGCGAATGCATTGCGCCCAATCCGGCGTTGATTCCCACGTTCTCCGCCTGGCTGCACGGTCCCGGCGTCGTGATGTTCGGGAACCGCCCCACAGGGTTCTATTACGCCCGGGTCAATAACCAGATCGACTTTGAGACGATCGTGCGCGGGCGACCGCATCGGAAATTTACCGTCAACTTCCGCTGCCAGCCGTTTTTCTACCTTCTAAATACCCCCGACATCGTGCTGACCGCGCCCGGTCAGATCGCGAACAAAGGCACCGCGTTCGCGGAACCCGTCCTCACCATCACCGGCTCCGGCGACATCGACCTGACCATCGGCGAGGTGACGCTGGGGATCACCGGGCTCGCGTCCTCGATCACCATCGACGTGCCGCAGCGGCTGGCGTACCGCGAGGGGATCAACCTGACCGGCTCGCTGACCGGGGACGAGTGGCCGACGCTGCCGACGGGGACCACCGCTATCTCCTGGATGGGGAACATCACCCGAATTACCATCACCCCCAACTGGAGGACGCTCTAGTGGGCGAGGTGTACATTTATCCCCCCGACGCCGAAGATTTTGACACAATGGGCCTGTGCGGTGCGCTTTCCCCTACCTCCTGCGTGCACACCGAGGCGAAGAACGATCTTTCGGAGATCCAGTTGGAGCACCCCATCGACGAGGCCGGGCGCTGGACGTTTCTGCAGAACGAAACCATTCTGAAGTGCGATGTCCCGGTGCGCACCGTGCCGCCCATCACGCCGGGAGGAACCCTGGTTACCGCCCATGAGGTGTGGACCATCCGCACCGGCACCACGAAAACGCAGCGGAACCTCTACTACAACGCCACCGGCAGCAAGGTGCGCAAGAAGAACCTGCCGGTGGGCATGACGCTGCCCATCCTCTTCAAGGGCGAGAACCGGTACAAGGCAATCTTCACCGGAAAGAAGAAGGTCAAGCGCCACGGCAAGTGGGTGTGGAAGAGCTACACCTACTACGGCTGGGTCGAGAAGTCGGCCATCCAATACACACTGACCGAGGACTGGCCGAACGATCCCGCCGCCATCGAAACGGTCGCGCCCGCCTGGATCGTGGCCGACCAGCTGTTCCGCATTTACAAGGTGGAACTCCGGGACGACGGCGTAACCGCCTATGCCCGGCACATCTTCTACGACCTCTTGAACAACCTCACATCCTACCCGGCTGGACGGACCTCCTGCGTGGACGCGGCGGACGGCATTCTCGAAAACTGCCTCGCGCCCACATCCTTTTCGGGTTTCACCGACATCGGCGGCGAGCGGGTGATCGACGGCTGGACGCGGGTCAATCCGATTAGCGCGCTGCTGGACCCCGAGGCCGGCGTTTCGGCACTGTGGGGCGCGGAGCTGGTCCGCGACAACTACGATTTCTTTCTGCTCCGGGACGCGGGGCTGAACCGCGGGGTGCGAATCGAGTATGCCAAGAACCTGCTGGGCGTCTCCTGTGAGGTGGACGCGTCCGACGTGGTCACCCGCGTTGTCCCGGTCGGCAAGGACAAGAGCGGCAAGGACCTCTTGCTGACCGCGGGCAGCTATAACGTGGATGGCAAGGTGTACACCATTGCCGCCGGCCAGACCTGGATCGACAGCCCGCGGGCCTCGCTGTACCCCGCGCCCCACGTGCAGTCACTCACCTGTTCCGGCGAGTGCAAGGAGACCAAGACGGTCTCGAAAACCGCCGTGCGCATCCGGATGATTCGGGAGGCGCTGGCCGCGCTCGCGAACGACGCCGACCTGCCCAAGGTATCGCTGAAAGTGGAGTTCCTCTCCTTGGGCGATACGGAAGAGTACGCGCAGTACCGGAGTCTGGAGGACGTGTTCCTTTACGACCGGATCCGGGTCAAGCATCCCGGGATCAAGATCGACGTGCTCACCGAGGTCAACCGCGTCGAGTTCGACTGCCTGAACGAGAAGTTCCGGTCCATTGAGCTGGGCTCCGTCCGGCAGGACATGCGGAAGACCGCGGTCGCCTCCTGGCAATTACCCTCCACCATCTCCGGCCGGAGGATCGCAATGGAGAGCATTTCGGCCGCGCAGCTGGAGCCGGAATCGGTGGCGGAGATCGACCTGTCCACAAACGGCAGCGTACTCGGCGTCGCGGAGCAGGCGGTGGGGATCACTGTGGTGATCGAGGCGTCCCGCGGAACCGTGCTGACCAGCGACGTTCCCGAGACGGTGCTGACCGCCCGCGTGCTGCGCGGCGCCACCGACCTGACCGCGAACTATGCCGCTTCTTGCTTTTCCTGGGCGCGGACGGGCCTGGACGTGGACGGCGACGCCGCCTGGAACGCGGCGCACCAGGGCGTGAAATCCGTAGCCGTGCTGAAAGCGGACCTGTTCCGGCAGGCCGCCTTCACCTGCACCGTGGCGGAGCTGAATAGCACCGGCCGGATCACCCTCGTGGCGCCCATCGATACGATCCGGCAGGCCGACCCGCCGGAGAACCCCACGGACGGCCTGTTGTGGCTGAACACCGAGACTTATGTGCTGAAGATCTGGCGTGCCGGCTCCGGCGGCGATCCGGGCGAGTGGCAGATGGTCGCCGATTACGCCGGCGCCGCTTCCCAGATCGACGCGCTGATGCAGGGGACGGTGCTGAACAGCACGTTCCAGAATGTCATGGTGAACGCCGGCGTGCTGGGCGATCTGGCCAGCCGGGAGAAGCGGGACCTGATGGACAATCTGGCGAAGTCGATGGATTTCGGCGAGAACGGCCTGACCATCACCAGCCTGAACGGCAAATCCGCGGCGCGGCTTGGACCGCAGCAGCTTGAATTCCTCGCCGGGCTGGGCGCGGACGCTGTCGCGGTCGCGGTGTTTGGCCTGCTTCAGACGATCACGGCGGCGTACCTGCAGGTGGGCCAGTCCGCGCAATCGCCGCGGCTCCGCCTGGGCGAGATCATCTTTGAGTATCAGGCAGGGACGGGGAACCTGACCTGCAGGAGGGCGTGATGGGATGCCGACGGTAACGCTTTTAAATGCGACCGGGACGAAATGGGGCACTTCCGGCTACACGAACGAGGCCAGCCCATTCACACTCGGCCGGACGGCTGACTACACCTGCCGCGGGCGGGTGGGTTTTGCCGCGCTGAACCCGGCTTGGTACATTAAGTCGATCAAGCTGTACATGAACCGAACGGACGGGTATGCCGGCAAGACGCTGAAGCTGGGCGCAAACCAAAGCGGCGACTATGCGAACCGCGGAGTTGTGGACTGGTCGCTGAACCTCTACGCTTCAAAGGGGACCGGCGTGAAATCCTGGGACCTGACCGCGTACAAGGCGATCCTGCAGGGGTATCCGGGAATATGGTACCTGCATTTCGATCATGGCTCCGGCGATTCCTCCTACTGCGAATGGACGGCCGGCTCCGGCAGCGGCGCGCCGCGCCTGGTCGTCGAATACGAGGAGGCGACGCTGTCCGTTCCGGGCGGTTCGTTCACCATTGGCACGGCGTCCGCGATCACGGTCGGCACGGCCGGCAGCGGGCTGACGCACAAGGTATCGTATTCCATCGGGACGTCGAGCGGCGCGCTGAACGGTGGGGCCGCGGTCAACGCGGGCGGCACAATCAATTGGACGCCGGACGCTGCGCTCGCGAGCCAAATCACGGACGGGATGGCCGGCACGGTCACGCTGACGCTGGAATCGTACCTGAACGGCGCACTGTCCTCAACGATCCCGCTCGACTATCCGCTGAACGTGCCGGCGTCCTATGCGCCGACGATCAACGGCGCGAGCACGACGTTCGCCCTGCTGAATCCAACCGGCGACAGCATCGGCGTCTACGTGCAGGGGCGCAGCAAGGCGGTTTGCGCCATTTCAGCGGCGTCGGTTTATGGCGCGCCCATCAGGGAGTACAAGCTGACCCTCGGCGGCAAGACCTATGCGGTGCCGGCTGGCGAAACGCCGGTGAATCCCTTTTCAATCACGACGGACGTACTGACGGCAACCGGCGCGCTGACCGCAACCATTGAGGTCACGGATTCGCGCGGCCAGAAGGCGACGCTGACGCGGTTCTCGGCGATTACGGTGAATTCGTACTTTGCGCCGATGGTCACGGGGTTCTCGGTCGCCCGCGCGACGTCCGACGGCTCGCTGTCAAATGACGGCACATCCATCAAGTTCACGCTGACCTGCGCCTTTGCGCCGATTGCGAACAAGAACGCGAAGTCCGGCTCGATGAAGTTCAAGGTGACCGGCGGCACGTATTCCGCGCCGATTTCGCTGGACGCGGCGATGGCCGCGGCGGGCGCGACGGTCTACTCGTTCACGATCACCGGCGTGATCGGCGGCGGCGCCATCGGCTCCGGCGGCTATACGGTTTCCGTAACACTGACGGACAAGTACACCACAGCGCCGGAAGCGCTGGCGGAGCTTCCGAGCAAGAAAATCCTCTTTGACCTGCACTCCTCCGGCGAGGGTGTCGCCATTGGCGGTGTGGCGTCAGCGGCCGGATGGTTTGATTCGTATCTCCCCGCGAGGTTCCGTGATGATCTCCAATGCGACGGCATGGTGTACGCGAGGGACGTCGGTCAAATCGGGAATAAGAATTTGACTTATAATCCGGCGTTTTATGTGGATACCGCGGGGTGGGAGCTTGCGATTGGCGTCACGCGCGATGCGTCAAAGTCGCTCAATGGCTACTACTCCCTCCACAACCTGCAGTCCGGCTTGGAGACGAACGCCTGGCGCGGTGCGCGAAGTGAGGTTGGATACAGGGCCGCCTGTAGCGTGGGCAATGTATTCACCGTGTCTGTGTATGTATACATGGATAACTATGCCACGGTGGACAATGGCATTTGCGCCGGCATTGATATTTTCAATGCGGCGGGAGCGCGTGTGCAATATGGGAGCGCATCCATCCGTCCTGATTCGACGCACAACGGCAAGTGGACGAAGATGGTGTACACGCTTACGGTAACGGCGAGCGATGCGGCCTTTGCCGCGGCGTACCCATATCTCAACCGGAACGGCGATGTTTGGTTCGCCGCGCCCAAGCTGGAAGCAGGCAATGTCGAGACGGAATACGTGCGGCGCGTAGGATCCGATACGCGGTTTGACGGGAACGTGTGGTTTGGCAATCCCGCGGCTGCGCTCGCCGTGCTGGGGGTCCGCGCCGGCAAGTATTCCTTGTCGCGCTCGTCATGGGCCGCAGGCACCAATTATGCCTATGCGGTCACATTTGACACACCGCTGCCGGCGGCGCCGACCGCGGTGATTGTGGGGTTCGTCCGAAGCGCCGATGGGTTGGACGCATACTCCGTTTCCACGAACGGATACATCGCGAACGGCTTTACCCTGAACATCGCGCGGAACGCGGCGCGCTCCGCGGCGACGGATTTTACGGTGTGCTACATCGCCATCTGATGGCCCCGTCCTGCTCAGCTATTAAGCGCCGGGGGCGCTATTTGTGCCGGGCCGCCACAAAAGACGGCCCGGCGGAAGGTGCTATGCAAAGCTAAAGGTGTGCAGTTTGCAAGATGCTCAACTGCATTGTAATCCCTTTGGATACCGATTTCAAGCGCCAGGTGGCGCTATATTTGTACAAGGGGTGATTCCATGAACTACGCGGAAGTCGCAAAGGATGCGCGGGATTGGGCGCTGAAAAAGATTGGGTGTCGGTACAGCCAGGCAAGGCGGACACAGGAGAACATCTTTGACTGCTCCTCTCTTGTCGCCCGCGCGTACAGCGCGCTGGGCAAGGCGTGGAAGTACGGTGGGCGCGTGCCGCTGTCCTGCAATGAGGTCTATGACGATGACTTCGAACTGCTCTGGCCGGAGAGTTATATCGAGATCGGGAAAAAGCTGGGCGACTCGTCCGTGATCGCCAAGGCGAAGCAGCCGGGCGACCTGCAGTTCCTCTGCACCGAAAAGAACAGCGGCCGGGCGAACAAGATCACGCACGTCACGATGGTGGCGTCGGAATCGAAGATTGTCCATGCGCGCGGCACGGCGTATGGCGTGCGGACCGATTCGATCACGACCTATGCCGGGAAGGTATGCGCGGTGGCCCGGTATAACCCGTCCTGTGACCTGGTGGTCGGCCACAAGGGCTACCGCACGGCTGCGATGCAGAAGACGCTGAATGCGCACGGCGCCGACCTGAATGGCGACGGCGAGTTCGGCGCGAAGACGCTGGCAGCGCTGAAGGCATTCCAGCAAAAAGCCGGGCTGCCGGTTACCGGCAAGGGTGACGCCGCGACGCTCGCCGCGCTGGGCCTTGCGCCTGGGGTGGAGGCGCCGAACGAGCCAGATCAACCGGTACTGCCGAGCAGAGGCGTTCGCGTCACAGGGGATTCCGTCAACATCCGCACCGGCCCTGGCACCGGTTTTGACGTGGTGAAGGCGGTGAACAAGGGCACGCTACTGACACCGGTGGACACGAACGGCTGGCGCCCGGTCCTCATCGGCAACGATGTATGCTGGATCAGTGCGAACTACTCGGAGGAGGTAACAATATGAAGGACACATCCTTTTCTTCCCTGGCAGCCATAAGCGCGGGCGTGGCTTCGACGCTCTTGGGCGGCTGGGACAAGAGCCTGGAGATCCTGCTCATCTTCATCATCATGGACTACATTACCGGCGTCGGCGCGGCGTTCAAGACCAAGACGTTGAAGTCTTCCGTCGGTTTCGAGGGACTTATGAAGAAAGGCGCGATCTTCCTGATTGTCATTCTGGCGGCGCAGCTTGACCGGATCACTGGCAACGCGGCGGGCGTGTTCCGCACCGCCACAGCCTTCTTCTTTATCGCCAATGAAGGCTTGTCGGTCGTAGAAAATGTTGGCGAGATGGGTGTGAAGCTGCCTGGATTTATTACCAATGCACTGACCAAACTTCGGGATGAGAACGATGGCGCGGGCGACGAAAGCGACGGCTCTGGAATTGATCAGAAGCCCCAATAACGCCGATACCAGGCCGCATCGCCGCGCATTTTCCGCCGGGATTGTCTTGTGGATACGGGACCAATCCCGGCGGTTTCTTTATGTCCCCACAACGCTGAATATGATCTGAAACGGAGTTGATACAATGGAACGAACGATTTACCATGTCACTGGTTCTCAGGAAGGCAACGCAAAGGCGGGAGGGAATATAGTGACGATCGTTCACCTGAAGCTGGGGAAGATCACCAAGCGCTCCGACGGGCGGTATCAGGCGGGGTACCGCGACATGGACGGAAATCGAAAATTCATCACCTGCAATTCGGAGGAAGAAGTGCTGGAGCGGTTTCAAGCGCTCCAATTGGCGCAGGAAAAGGAACCTGAACCCGAAAAGAAGCGCGGGCGGCCCAAAGCGGACAACAAGATCCAAGCGGTCATGAAGGACAAAATCCCTCAGGCCACTTTGACGGGCGAGTATATGCCGCTGGCTGACTACATGCTGAACTGGCTGGAGAAGTTCAAGAAGGGCAAGATCCGGCCCAGTTCCTACGAACGGTACCAGTTCTGCCTGCAGCTTCTCTGCAAGGATGAACTGGCCCAGATGGATGTCCGGGCGATCCGGCTGGAGCATATCCAGGAGTACGTCAACCGATTGGAGGACATGAGCGCCTCGACCATCAAGAAGCAGAAACTGCTGCTCAGTCAGGTGCTGGAACACGCGATGCTGACCGAAGTGATTCAGCGCAATCCCGTCGAGGGAGTCGAGATGCCGCCTATGACCCACAACACCAAGGAGGTCTTCCCCTACGAAAAAGAGGAACAGGAAAAACTGGTGACCGCGTTCACCGAGGAGAAAAACGGACGGCTCCGCTTCCGCTATGGATGGGGAGCCGTTCTTATTTTGGAGACAGGTCTTCGAGCCGGTGAGGCGCTGGCGCTGGAGTGGGGCGACATCGACGAGGAGAAGCGGACGCTAAAGGTCAACAAGAATATGGTGCGGGTGGATGGGAAGAACCTCGTCCAGCGCACCACCAAGACGGAGTCCGGCAAGCGCACGATCCCGCTCAACGGCAGGGCGATGGAAGCTGTCCGACACTTGAAAGCGCAGCGGATCGTCGGTTGCCCCTTCGTGTTCGCCACGCAGACCGGCAAGTACCTGAGCTACCGGAACCTGCTGGCCATGATGGAGAAAGCCTGCAAGACGGCGGGGGTTGAGCACCGCGGGCTGCATGCGCTCCGGCACTCCTTCGCCAGCAACCTGTACGCGCGAGGCGTGGAGGTGAAGATCATCTCGAAGCTGCTGGGCCATGCCAGCGTGGAAATCACCTACAACCGGTACATTCACTTCTTTGAAGGGGACATCGACGACACCCTCCGGCAGGCAGTGGGGGCGTAAGAAGGAACATGAAAGCGGGCATCCCACCCAAGGCGAACGAGAAGCCCTGGCCCTGCGACTGGCACCTTTACAAGGAACGCCATCTGGTCGAATGCTCCTTCCAGAAGCTCAAGCAGTACCGGGGGATTGCTATGTGTTTCAATAAGCTCGCCCGCCGCTTCCTCACCTTCGTCTAACTCGTCTGCATTATGATCTGGCTCGCTTGATATGCACCCTATTCATTCCCGGACAAGCCCTAATATTTCCTGAAAAAGATCCCATCCGAGCAGATCAAGTTTCGCGCATCGTTCCATTTGCACCCAACATCCAGTAAAGAAGTTACGGTCATATCGACTTCGCCGGATAAACTTCCGGGAGGAGGATGCGCAGGCGGCTTATATCCGGAATTCCATCTTAAATCCGAACGGCATGACCTTTGTCGCATCCGAATTCGTCCTGTTTGGGTTTGAGGATACCGAGGGCAAAACCGCGAAACCAGACGTGCTCATGTACAAGGACGGGATCCTATACGGCATCGAGTTCAAAAATTCACGCAACGGCCCAAGCGAAAAGGAGGGCATTCGCTATTCGGAGATCTCGCAAGCCGAAGCCTATGTGGCGCATATGAAGGAGTCGGGCAGATTCGAGCAATACGTAAACTGCTTTCGCGCGTTCCCTAACGCAGAAATCGGCACGATAACGGAAATACGCGGCATCGACGCCGTCCCCGCACCGCCGCGCAGGTCGCGCGGCAGTCTGGAAAAGGACGTTAAGAAGGCCGGGGTGGGATTGTGGGAGTTTGGCGCGGACGGATTGATCCAGAGGATGTGAATAGAAACACCGCCGCCGCGGCAAAATCACCGCCCGATTTGATCCCGCCAACCTGTCGTCCCTCTGCACGCAAGCCCCGTGCTATACTATAAAGGTGCGGGTGACAAGGAGCTTCCGCCTCACGGACGGAGGAAGGCGCGCCGCCTGGAAATTCCCCGCGGTGCCTGGGTTAATCGCGTCCATTCAACCCGCCGCCGGGCGGCAGGCGCCATGAAAGAGGGATCAAGTGATCGAACTGCAGGGAACCTACAACACCGCCAAGGTCTTTACCGACACCGCCGAGCAGAGTGCCATCACGCAGATCAAGCATCTGCTTGATCAGCCGTTTATGGCGGGCAGCAAGATTCGCATCATGCCGGACGTCCACGCCGGGATGGGTTGCACAATCGGCACGACCATGACGATTGCGGACAAGGTTGTGCCGAACCTCGTCGGCGTGGACATCGGCTGCGGCATGGAGACCGCGCTGCTCAAGGACAGGCGCGTAGAACTCGGCCAGCTTGACAAGGCAATTCATCAGTACGTCCCGTCCGGCTTCGATGTCCGCAAGACTCCACATCCCTTTCAAGATGAAATCGATCTAACTATGCTGCGCTGCGCCAGGCATGTCGATCCCGCAAGAGCAGCGCTGTCCATCGGCACGCTGGGCGGCGGCAACCATTTCATCGAACTGGACAAGGACGACGAGGGGCGGCTCTACCTCGTCGTCCATTCCGGCAGCCGGAGCCTAGGCAAGCGGGTGTGCGACTACTACCAGAACGCCGCCGCCGATAGCCTGAACCGTACCAGCAAGGGTTCGGACCGGGTGCTGGCGTACCTGGAGGGGGCGCTGCTGGGCGATTATCTCCATGACATGGCCATCGTGCAGCGCTACGCCGACCTGAACCGCAAGGCCATCGTGAAAGAACTTGAAAAACGCGCGAAACTCAAGATCGCCGAGCAGTTTACTACCGTCCATAACTACATCGATCTGGACGCGATGATCCTGCGCAAGGGTGCGATCTCGGCGCAAAAGGGCGAGCGGATGCTGATCCCCATGAACATGCGCGACGGCAGCCTGATCTGCACCGGCCTCGGCAACGCCGACTGGAACTACTCGGCCCCCCACGGCGCGGGCCGCATCATGAGCCGCGCCGCTGCAAAAGAAACCATCACGCTGTCGCAATACGAGAAGGCGATGAAGGGCATCTACTCGTCCACCGTGAACCGCGCCACCCTGGACGAATCGCCGTTCGCGTACAAGCCGGCGGAGGAAATCGTCAAAAACATCGGGGAAACCGTGGAGGTCCTCAAGAGGATCAAACCGCTGTACAACTTCAAGGCAGCGGGACAGGACGAATAGGAGGATTACAATGGGGGCCGAAAGGACTGGCTGATGCGAGAGCCGAATCCCGGAGATTGAACCGCCTGGGGCCGTCCGTACGCGCGCGCCCAAGGTTGACCGCGTGGTGCTCCGTCCATGTACGATGGCAGAAGCCCCAGGCGAATTCCGCGTAAAGTAAAACGTGCTTCATCCCGAGAATAGTATAACATAGGGATTAAATGGACGACAAACATTGTCCGGGGACTTATTTGATTCTCAATCCTTTTATGTTATAATTTAGTTGTCTGCTTAAGGAGGGACTGGTCTAATGCTTTTAAAGGAAATCGGACGATTCGGTGATAGTGTGGAAAATCTTCGTCCGTCAGATTTGATTAAGGAAATCCCAAACAATCTTAGAGAAGGTTGTGTCGGAATATTCTGGCATGTCGGGGACAATCAGTGGATTATTCGTACGTCTCCTGTCTTGGATGATACGAAGAATACTGTGGAGATGGGACAGAATTATGATGAAGACGCAAACCCGGATGATTTGCAGATAGATTTCAATTCTTTCCATAAAGATGTTTGGAATATAGAGATCTTGCCTAAGAAGCCGGAATGGAAGGATTTTAGTTTTGATCATTATTCAAGGGGCCGAATAGTTTTTGAAATCCTAAGGCATAAGTTTATTATTTATACCCCTAATTCTACGGATTTCTCTCAGCAAGCGGTCTTGTTCTTGGCGAGAATGTTTCAGTTGCCTCTCGGCGGTTTTGATACAAATAATGAGGTTTATAGAAAGAAGAAAGACTTGGAGTCGTTGAGCAGAGGGAAAAATCAGGTCCTCCCTCTTTAAGCTTCATTGGGCTTTCACCGGAGTTTGTCCCAATCGTCTTGGAATCTGGAAAAGTGGCAGCGAGGCTAAGAAGAATCTGATATCAGGACTTCATGGTCGTCCTTTCATTCGATCAAATAATCCTCCTCCACGAACTTCCATTTTTCCAGGGTGCCGCGTGTGCGCCCCCAATTCGCGGGGATTTCGAGCAGCTCGCGCATGAAGCCGCCGGACAGGAGCACCTCCGCGACGCGATAGGACAGATCCCAGCCCGGGGTTTTCCTTGGTGCGGTTCTGCCGGTCAGGGCGGTCGTGCAGCCGCGCCCGGCCAGAAAATCCGCCGTCGGCATCCCATGATAGGCATGGCCCGCGGAATCGGCATAGTACTTTTCACAACCGGTGGATTCCAGGTCCCGGACGATGGTCACGGTATCAATGCTGCCGGCGCGCCACACCACAAAGGCGCGGATGATCGGGAACCAGTCAAAGCCCAGCGACGACACCCGGAAGAACGCATCCCGGCATCCCGGCACCGTGTTGTACCGCCCGCCGTACCGCGCTCGCAGGAACCGCTGGTTCAGCGTATTGATCATACGGCCGCCGTTTACGCGCTGCCTTTCGATATATTCATCGTTGCCGCGCCACCTTAGGAGCGCGGCGCTGTCTGAGATGATTTCGGCGAAGTCCTCCGGGCAGATACGGTAGGGCTTCGCCGCCAGGTAAGCCTTCGCGGCGCCGACCACCTCGTCCCGGACAAATGTCCTCGAAGAGAGCCGTCCTCCAAGTGCCTCGAAGGCCCATCCGTCCAGAAACTCGCGCACAATCCCGCGGCTGGGCGGATCGTTCTCCCAGAGAAAATACGCGAGCGCCAGAAGCTCGTCCGGCTCGTCCTTGTCGGCATAGACATGAGCGGCGACGGGGATCTGCGCGCCGTCATTACGGATCATCCAGGCGGTCGGTTGCGCGACCATGTTGATCACCCCTACAGATCTACAGTAGGGGTTTATGCACGTGCGCTCTGCTCTTTTTGGCAAAGCCTCCAGTCGCGGGCCCCGGCGGTCCGGTCATTCGGGTTCCGTTCTGCCCTTCTCCACGCGCCAGTTATAGTAATCGGTTAAAGCCTTGATACGTCTGCACTCGAAATTATAATCCCTTCTGCCTCTGGCCAACGACTTCCGTTCAACCTCGATGAGCTCTTTTACTTTTTCCAAGCTCCACTTTCAAGAAAAGCCTTGTCTTGCGCAAAATCATCATGCGCTCTGTGCAGCGTTTCATTCGCAAAGCAGTCGCCGCAATATATCCAATACCCATCCTCCTTTTTACAGGTGGTATATGTGTAGTCGTAATATCCGAAATCTTCGTCAAACGCGGTTCCTTTCTTTTCTCCACATTGAATAAGATCATCGGTATGCGTCTTCGGCGTCACGACTGAGTAAATGTATCCGGCAAACTCTTCGTCAACAACATGCCCCTCTCGTTTGCAACTTACAGTTCCATTCGCTCCCCGTCCTCCAGCAGCACACAGTTGTCGTGCATCTGCCCGAACAATGCGCGGGCGTTCGGGTCGCAATGGATGGGAATCAGCGCCTTGGGGTTCAGCCCCCAGATCAGCCCCTTGATGGCATTCCGGTAAGCATGCCCGCTGCAGTGAAGCGATATCGTTTGGATTCCACGCTCCTCACAGAACTGAAGCAGCCGCTGCACCGGCGCAGTCGCGCGGTAACCCTCCCACATGGAGTAGATTAGTACGTGGCCGCTTCCGCCTCGCGCGTTCAGGTATCTTCCCAGAAACTCCTGCATGGAGGTGCGGACAAACACCGTCTGCAGCTGCGGCATCCTGGCCAGCGACGCCGCCCCAACCAGCTTGCACTGCCCAAAATACCGCACGAAGTGGCGATGGATGCGGGGGGACCTTTCCGGGTCGACGCCGTTCGCTACGAAGGATTGATGCCTGCACTCATCGCGCTCCGCCAGGGGCCCGCGCACGACGGTCATGAACAGGTCGTGGCAGGGGGTGCGCCCGGCGCGCTTGCAGGCGGCGTCGATGGCCTGGATGCGCGGCTCATTTGTAGAGGAGCAAAGCACGAACACCGTGCCTTCCGTGCTCTCCATGATCTTCACTGCTTCCTCCTCCACCGCCGCCTCGTCCGACAGGGTGCCGGGGTGTGCCCCCTCCCCCCGCCCCGCCGAGCGGATGTTGGTGCCCTCGGTGATCAGTGCGTCCAGCTTTCCTGCCACACCGATCAGCCGCTGCACGGTTTCCGGCACCTCCTCCACCGCGCGGTAGTCGCCAGTGTAGAGCACGTTCTTGCCGTCCGCCTGGATCAGAAACATGTAGGCGTCGTAGGCCGAATGGTCGACACCGATCGGGGTGACGGTAATGTCACCTATGTGGTTTGGCAGGCAGTTGCCGCCGCCCTCGAAGAAATTCTGAACCCGGCCCTCCGGGCCGCCCGTGAAATCGGAGATCACCTCCAGGATGCGCGCCGTCTCCCGCCCCGCCCAGACAGGGATGCCTGGCAGGATCCGCCCGACCAGGCCTGAGTGGTCGTTATGGTGGTGGCTGATGAACACCGCGTCGAAGGCCGGCTCGCCGCAGGTCAGCCCGTCGATTTCGATGGGGTCGCTTGCGTTCGGGTCGTCCAGCGTGGGCAGGTTTGCCCCAGCGTCGAAGATCAGGTGGGTGCGCTCGGTGCCCACCTCGATGATGTTTCCGCCGATCTGGCCGGTGCCCCGGTGGATTTTCAGGTACATCGGTTCCCTTCCCTTCCGGGCGTCCGCCCGTTTTCCTTTGGAACATCGGGCGAAGCGCTTCATCGCGCCGTGTCAATCTTTCGGCCGGCGCCTCGCCGGGTCGAAATAGAACGTGTGCACCGTGCAATACGTCTGCGTCTCCAGGATGGTGGTTCCGTCCTTCGCCTTCCGCGAGGCAACCGGACCCCAGACGCCGAAGGATTCGATCAGATCCACCGCCCTGTTCTGGGGGTCCAGTCCATGCCTCCGATATTCGTCGGCTCCGTCTACCGTATACCACTCGTAGCCAAAGATTTGTCCCGAGAGGATGGCCTTCCAGACATGCTTTATCGTCCACTTTTTCGGAGTCTTGATGGGCTTGACCGCCACAAAAGGGGAGTACGTGTGGATCGCCGGCCTGATTTCTTCCATCGTCCAGCACCTGTCCATCTTCGCGTCCCATTTTCCGTCAATCGATTCGGGCTCCATGACGAACCGGTACAGATCGGCCATTGTTTTCACGCCTTTTGCCTTCAGCATTTCGTGGATTGTGTCGGAACCGGCAAGATCGCTGCGTATGCCCAGCAGGCGCCTGCGACACACCTTTCCGCACTTCAGCGCATCGGCCACGTCGGTGACCCGGACATATATTTTGTCAGGCTCGATGTACCCGCGGATGTCCTCGAAATAGACCCTTTCCCTCCCGTCGTACGTGTCCCATCCGTCGAAGGGCTCGCCGCTGTATTCGATTTGCGAGGATTTCAAGACCTCCGCGTCGTCCAGCGCCAATCCGCCGTTTGGGTAATAGGGTTGATAATGCGCCATGTTTGCCCTGTTTCGCATTCCCATTCCTCCTAAGCGCGTAAATTCATGTGCCGTTTCCGCCGCATCGATCGCAGTATAGCACGCGGGCGCAGAGTAAAGGGGCAGACGCCTGTCGCGCTTGTCGCTCTCTGCTGGCCGGGGAGCGCCGCGGATTTTCGGAAAAGAGCGGCTTCCTGAGGCGCGCTCCCCGTCAGCGATGCCACCACCATCTCCAAGGATTCAATCGGGACCAAAATTCGAAATCCTCCTTGCCCATGCCGAGTTCCATCAGGCGCTGATCGCTCCTGCGCTCCGCCTCCTCCCGGTCGCAGGCGGGGTCGAAATAAAGCGTATGCGCGCGCTCCCCGTTTTTCAGCGTTATGACGGCAGTTCCATCGTCACTGCATACCGGCTCAATCGAACGCGCGTGGCCGCCGGCATCCTTGATCAGCTCAAGTGCCAGAAAGTTTATGGGATAACAGTATTCATAGCAAAATTTAAGGACCTCGGAGTATTCCCAGTTGGGTGTGCCGCGGTAAATCTGTCCCGAAATGATGGCCCGCCAGAGGTGTGTTCTGGTCCATTTTTTCGGAGCCTTGATGGGATGGATGGCCACAAAGGGGGAGAACGTACGGACCGCTGGGACGAATTCTTTGTGGAAGCGGTACCCGTCCGCCGCCCAGTCCCATCCGGCGGCCGCCCCGGGCTCCATCATGAACCGGTAGAGGTCCGCCATGGTCTTCACGCCCGTTCGCCCGAGGATCTCTGGAAGCGTTTGGGCGGGAAAGGCGGCCTGGTCAATCCTCTCCAGCGTACTGCGCCGGCACACCTTCCCGGGTTTCAGCGCGTCGGCCACGTCGATGGCGACCACCGAATGGTTGCCAGAATCGATGTATGCCTGGATGTCCTCAAAATACACTTGCTCCCTATATTCGTAGGTGTCCTCGAACATTTCGCCGCAGTACTCCGTCTGCGCAGATTTCAGGACCTCCGCGCGATCCAGCGAGAACTTGCCGTCCGGGAAATAGGGTCGATAGTTCGTCCGGCTCTCCGGCGTCCGCATTGCACATCCCCCCTTGCCTATCATCTCATACAGTATAGCAAAGGCGAAAGGTGCAAAGGGACAGATGCCTGTCGCGTTTGCCCCTCTGAAAATCGTCTATTGCTCAGGATATATCAGTTTATGAACCAACACTCCTTCAATTTCAACCTTTTCCGTGCAGGGCACCACATTCGTCCGGTAGCCGCGCATCCCGACGCCGATCATATCGGTCTTCCCGGATGCGACCAGGTCGTTCCCCAAATACGAGTTGATCAGGTCGTAGTACTCCTTCATAGGCCGATAGTATTTGACATACTCCCGAGCCTGTTTCTCCTCATCGCCAGAGCCGTCTGGTGTTTTCATCTCGATCAGGAAGATCTTCCCGTCCCCCAACGCGACCACATCCGGCCGCAGGCGGCGCGCGTCACCCTTCCGGTACAAAATCAGCTCGGAAGCGACGAACCGCAGCTCCCGCACCCCCAGCGCCTTCTTCAGTTCGCCCGCGCTGTCCGCGTTGAGGTCGTTGATGATCTGTGCCTGCAGGCTGTCCTCCGCCGTTCCCTCGTGGTCGAATCCCGCGTCCTGCTTGAGCGCGGCGGCAATGTCGCCCGCCTCGGACAGCGCCTGGAGCTTGTCGGAAAGCCTGCCCAACGAGACGCGGCAACCGTTCATCGGCTTGACCGGATTGGTGGAGACGACCGTGATGTAGGAAGCACAGGCCCTCAGATGAAAATTACCCTTCAATGTGCCCCGATACTCGGACCACGCCTGTTGCGCTTTTTCCGCGTCCTCGAGCACTTTTTCGTACCTATCCTCACCGGCATCCGTCCCGCTTAACTCGGCCTCCCGCAGCGTCGTGTCTGCAGGCATGTTATTGCCCCTCACCAAACCATTCCTTTCACATTACTTTCCTCGTTCTTTATGTTATATCGGCATATGCGTCGGCAAAATCAAGACTTCCTGGAGAATTGCCGCGCGCCCAGGCGCAAGGCGATGACAGCCATGTGTCTTTTTACTTCAAACCGTCTGTGCTATACTGGACGCGGCAAGGAGGCATGCACCAATGCGGAATGAAAAGAAGGTCCTCTCCAAGACCTCCCGGGTCCTGTCGATCTTTCACCTGTTCTGTTATTGCCAGGAGGTCAGCTTCAACGAGTTCCCAGACCTGATCCCCATCAGCCGTAAGACTTTCGAGCGCGACATTGCGTTTTTGGAGCAGGCGGGTCTATTAGACATCCGATATTCCCGGCGGGCGGAAGCCTACGTACCCGCCAGTGGCGGGTGCATGATTTGCTCCCGA